GAGTTATTACAGTGGTCTATCCAGATGGTCGTGTTGACCAGTATAGTCGTAATGGAAAAGAGCTGGTAAACTTTCCGCATGTAAAAGAACAGTTTGCTAAGGTAGCTGGCACGCTCAAAGCACCTATGGTCTTTGACGGTGAGATTATGTCTGGTAGCTTCCAGGACTTGATGAAACAAATTCATCGCAAGTCTAGTGCTAAGGCCAATGACGCAGTGTTGAATTTGTTTGACCTCGTCACACTAGATGAGTTTGAAGCAGGAGAGTCGAGCTTGGCTCAAACACTTCGCTCACATGCCTTGAAGACTTGGTTTGAAGCTAATGAAGCTGACTTGCCCAATGTGACTGTAGTGGCACAAGAGCTTGTTAACTTGGACAAGCCAGAAGGTCAACAGCGTTACAAAGAAATTAACGCTATGGCAATCGCCGGTGGATACGAAGGCATCATGCTTAAAGATCCTAAAGCAGGTTACAAGTGCAAGCGTTCAGTGGCGTGGCTCAAGTTGAAGCCGTTTATCGAAGTGTCGTTAGTTGTAACTGCTGTGGAAGAAGGTACAGGAAAGAACGTAGGTAAGTTAGGCGCATTAGTTTGCGAAGGTACAGATGATGGAAAAGATATCGTTGTCAATGTTGGTAGTGGCTTCAGTGATGATAATCGTGAGGCTTATTGGGCCGCCCGTGATGAGGTGGTTGGCAAAGTGGTTGAAGTTCGCGCTGATGCCATCACACAGAATCAGGATGGCACTTATTCTTTACGCTTTCCACGATTTCTCACTTTCCGAGGCTTTACAAATGGCGAAAAACTTTGATATCAAACGTAGTATGAACAAGGACCTTGTCTACGGGGGCTTGTTAGAACTAGCTAAAAATAGACTAGTTTGGCATGAAAGTTCAGTCAGTCCGGAGTATAGTCACTTGACAGAAGACGGAAAGAAAGCTATTATACACGTTGTTGAAAATATGTTCCGTGGGTTACAAGTTATTCACGAAACAGAAATAAAAGAAGAAGCAAAGCGACAAACATTGGAATCATTACGGTGAAAAACTTCTGGGTAATTATAGCAGTAATTCTAGCAGTATGTGTGTGGATAGTAAATTCTACACGCTCTGATACTCGATTGTTTTGCTCCTACGGCAGAGTATTCATCGAATTCCAAGATGGAAATACAGTATGGGGTACTATGATGTTAGATGACAGCGGTGCGCCTATACTATGCGATAGAAATATTAAAACAAAATTAAAGGATACAATATGAACCCGTTTCGCGACCAAGAAAAATTTATGAATGCCTGTGGGCAAAGCACTACAGAGCTCAACGAAGCACAATATAAACTATACTGTGATTTGATTGATGAAGAGTATAACGACGAATTTAAACTTGCGTTGGCGAATAATGACCGTGTAGAACAGCTAGACGCACTTATTGATATTTTAGTTGTTACAATTGGCGCTATACACAGCGGCGGCTTTGATGCCGAAGGCGCTTGGAAAGAAGTCATGTCAACTAACTTCGCAAAGATTGACAAAGAAACTGGACTTGTGCGCAAGCGTGAGGATGGTAAAGTATTGAAACCAGTAGGTTGGGTAGCACCTAATCTTAAACCATTTGTTAAGGACTAATATGCGTAGTCATTATTGGACATGTAGCAAGTTTGCTGACTGGCTTCGTGGCACTCCTAAGGGCGGCGCTAAGACTAGCGAAGGCTGGGACGAGTGGCATAAACTTGCCGGACAAAGTAAGATCCGTTATTGGCTAGCGGAAGAAGGATTAAATCATGCTGAAAAGTTTTTTTACGGACCTACTGATTTGCTCTACTCCATTAAGTATTACATTAATAACCGTTGGGTCACTCGTACTCACTCTCTTACTGCCCATCCTCGCGATATTAAACCTGGGACTTGGATGGATGTGGGGAACCGCTTTCTCCCTTGCCTATTTAATGAGCTACAGGATTTTGTGGAAGTGGAATTAGCCTGGTCTCACATCGCTTGGGGCAGTGAAGAAACTCGCGCCAAGTACAAGCCTCCATTCTGGGCAAGCGGCTGGTTCCGTTGGCGTACTTGGCGTTGCCCACAAGCTGGATTGGACAGCCTTGAGTGGCAACGTAAACTCATCTGGGATGAAGAATACGCAGGCGTAGACCTTGATGAAAAGTATAAGGGCAAGCCTACACCACAAGCAGAGAAAGCACAAGAAATTCTTGATTTGTACACATGGTGGACACAAGTATATCGTAATCGTCCAGAGCCAATGGAAGCAAGCGGGTGGAGTGCTTACTGTGAAGCTGCACGTTTAGCAAATGGTGGCAAGCTGAGTTTCAGTAGCGACAAGACTCCCGAGCTTGCTAAGATGAGTAAGGTTGCTATGAAGAAGCTACATAAGATCGAAGCAGGCTACGAAAAGGAAGATGAGGCAATGATGATCCGTCTTATCAAAGTTCGACACGGACTATGGACATAGATGTAGTCTTAGAAGACGGTAAGTTTAGAGCTGAAGTTTGGGAACCTATGACTCCCGGTTGGGAGTTTAGGGAGCCCTATCCAGATGAGACTTATATAGAAATAAATCAGTGGTGCGTCGATACATTAGGGTATCATGCTCGTACAGCCTATCATATTTTTGATCTTCATTCAGAGTCAGACCTGAACTGGTTCTTACTACGGTGGTCATAATTACTGTATGAGCGAACACGATCAATTCAAAAAAGTTATCCCAATACTAAATGCTGTTAGTCCTAGCTTCTGCTTGGCTAAGTGGTATCAGCTTACTCTATACTTACAAAATGGCTTTAACCATAGCTGCCACCACCCGTCACCGCATAAGATTCCATTAGACGAACTAGATCAAAACTATAAAGCTCTACATAATACACAATTTAAAAAGCAACAGATGACAAAGATGTTATCTGGTGATAGACCCAGCGAGTGCGATTATTGCTGGAATGCCGAAGACAACGGACATATTAGCGACCGTGCTTACAAAAGTGCCAGGTCATGGGCATACCCTCACTTAGCAGAAGTAGTCGAAAATAAAACTGCTGACGTAGAGCCCACTTACTTAGAAATTAGTTTTAGCAATGTTTGTAATTTTAAATGCGCCTACTGCTCGCCAGACCTTAGTAGTCAATGGTACGAGGAAATAGATAAGCACGGAGGATATCCAACAAGTCAAAACTTTAACGGCTTTGGTTGGTTTAAACA